GTCCATTGTACAGACGTGAAAGGGAAAAGGTTTTCGGGCTGAATACGCTCTGAAGGAGGAAGATTCTGCCCGAAACGGCAAAGCCGTCAGACCTTTTCGCTTTCAATAGAGTCTGTACTAACTTCTATGGACGGCGAGGAAATGGGCAACTGATATAGAAGAATGGTTATGATGCATCACTGTTTTTTTATGGAGTTATGCTATCGGAGCTTATATAATTCTTTATAGGTTAACATTAAACAAATCTGTTAATATCAAGAATTCTTTTACAAATTCTTATCTTTGTATTGTGTAATATATTATATAAAAATGATTAAAGATATAATTGATAAGATTATTCAAGATTTGGGAGATGACAAGCCGATTAAAGGGATATTGCTAAAAGCTCAAATTGTTGCATCTCAATTAAATAATAAGGAGTTTGAAGAGTGGATAAAAAGTGAGCAAAATGGATATTCCGATGCTAAAAATCTTCCGGATTATAGAGTTTTAGGAGCTATAGTTAAAGCTAACGTATTTCAGCCTTATATTGGATTATACCAAAACTGTACAATCCCTCCTGGAATATTTGAAAATGAAATTATTAACGATTGTATGAGCCATGCACGCATTATTAATTCTCTATCAGAAATAGAAAATATTTGTAGTTCAAATAAAAATGGCCATGTATCAATTAATTCTCCAGTTATTGCATATCCCGAAGTTGGGAAATATGTAAGAGGAAATGTAGAGAAAGTTTGGCAAGAAATTCCTGTATCTTCTTTAGCTAATATTGTGGATACTTTCAAATCAAAACTATTATCTTTTTTTCTTGATCTTGATAAAAAAATTGATGCAGGTGTCGATTTCTCTAAAATAGAAGGACAAAATGAAATAAAAAATATCATGAACAATTATTATATAAACTCGGTAGTTGCGAATACAGGGGACGGGACTGTAAATACAGGAGATATTTCTAAAAATAACAGTGTGTTATGCATATCTGATCCTGATCAACAAAAACAAATTAAAGAATTAGTATCAGAACTTATAAAAGCAACAAAAGACATTGATAATGAGGATTTAAAGATGGCAGTTGAAACCATCTCAGAAGAATGTAATAAACCATCTTGGGCTAAAAAGACATTGAGAATAGCATTTAATGCAATACAAGGAATTGCAACAGGTATTGCCGCCAATCAATTAACGCCAATTATTACAAAGGCATTGGCTCTATTAGCATAAACATACAAAACATGTGCTATTTATTCGAAATCATATAAGTTAAATATAAGACAAGAGCTCCCAGGCTATAAGGAAATCTCAACTTACTGGCAGCTCTTGTATATTTAGAGTCAGATTTCCCCAATTTCTCATCTCAAATAAGAATCTAGGTAAAAATCTCTTTTACATTATAAACCTCCAAGCAATGAAGATTTATTAAATATACGTTTTCTTCTCTTCATTAGTTTATCCATATCCTCCGAAATCTTATCATCTGTAACTTTTGCGTATCCTTGAGTAGTTCTGATATTTGTATGTCCCATCATCTTTGATATGCTTTCCATAGGAACCCCTGCCGAGACCATTAGGGTACCAAAAGTGTGACGACTTTGATGATATGATAGGTTATGTTTGAACTGATGGGAAAATCCCAATTCATGTATCTCAAACCAAATCATACTCCGTATGGGTAACGGGAAAATGGGCTTACTGTCATCTGTCGTATTATACAAGGAAATTATCTGCTCCGCTACCGGGTGCAATGGTATAAATGACTCAACGCTTGTTTTCTTGCGGTATGTTCTGATATATTTTCGTCCTTCTGCAGTTGTACCTATATGATGCGGATAGAGATTGCGTACATCAACGTAAGCCAAACCGCAAAAACATGAAAATATAAAGGTTCTTCTTGCAAGTTCCTGTAGTGGATCCGGTTTTGGATGGCTCATTATCTCCTGAAGCTGGTTTTTGCTTATATACATGAGCTTTGTAGGTGCCTTCTTTTCATATTTTATATCATCTAAAGGATTATATCTCAAAATTCCGTTATCCACGGCAAGATAAACCAGACGTTTCAGCCAGCAAAGACAATGGTTACGGTATGACGGCTTATGAGGGTAATTTGTTTTCAGATACAAAATGAAATTGGTGCCAAACTCTTCGGTAATATCTGTAAAAAGCATGTCCTCCTTGCCCAGAGAACGGATGTATTCCTCCAGATAGTAATGATACATTTTTGATTGCCTGTAACTGGAGGTTGAATCTATTTGAATGGAACGGATTTTCAGATTTTCCCGTTCCACCTCTCCTGCCTGTAATATGTATTTCGGGATGTCGACTGCTCCGGTCATGGCTGTTTTCAGCAGCTCTGCACTGATGACACCATTTACTTTCAACAGTTCAGCATAAGTTTCATCTATTCGTTTTTTATACTCGCAAAGCATCCCGTTCAGTCTGTTGTTCTTGACTTCCCCTTTCTTGCTGTTCCACTCTTCCGGTTGGCAATATAACCCAGTCGATAATACAACAGCCTTTCCGTCTATTGTAATACGACACATGATTGATGTAGTCCCGTCAGATTTGACTTTACTGCGGTTTATATAATACAGTTGCTTATATGTACTTCTCATGATTCTTTCATTCTTGATTTATAATACCAGTTTCATATCACTAGTTGCCTCGATAAATTTGTCCATATCCTCGAAAAGTTTTTTAGGAGTTACCCTTGCATAAAGCTGGGTAGTTGTCAGATTGGTATGACCAAGCATTTTGCTGATTGTTTCAATAGGAACACCAGCCTCAAGGGTTATCAGACTTCCGAAGGTATGTCTTCCCATATGATAGACCAAATCACAGCTTATGCCAGCCAGATCCCGTAAACCTTTCATGTGGCGTCTCATATTGGGATGGTGTATCATCGGGAAAAGCTCTTTCCTGTCATCCGAACGATATTTTTCTATAAGAGAGATAGCCTCCGGCAGCAATTTGACGCGGGCCAGATATTCATTCTTCTTTCTCAGATACTTTAACCATAAGTCGCCTTTATCGTCCTTGTATATATTATCTCTAGTGATTGAAACTGCATCCGCATACGGAACTCCTGTATAACAGGCAAAGAGAAACAAATCTCTGGCTATATTATGAGTGATTCTTTCCGGTGGTATCACAACATCACGAATCTTCTCAAAATCCTCACGACTCAAAGCCCGTGGTGGTTTACGGTTCTCTTGGGGTAGTTTGAAATTCACAAAATAACGCTTCTCCGCATGTCCTTCCTTGAATGCCATCCGGCAGATTTTCTTCAGGATTGCCAGATAATGTCTTACCGTATCTACCGCAAGTCCTTTGTCCTTCAGTATATAATCCTGAAACTCCCATGGGATGTGTTCATTCAACTGTCCAAAAGCAACATCACTTGTCTTGAATCGTTTTTGAATAAACTCGCCAAGATACCTGCGGGTGTAAATGTATGTTGACATGGAGCTTTTAGCTACATCAATACCGATTCTTGAGCGCATATCCTCGATATGCATATCAAGCCGTTTCAACAGAGTAATCTGGGTTTCTACACTTCCCTGCAAAAGCTCTTTGACAGCAGTTGCGTCAAAATCAATCTTACGTTCAACAAGTGAATCAAATGCAGAATTGACCGAAAGCAAGAGCCGGTCAATTTTTGCATTAACATCAACGGCTTCTTTACTCTTTCCATTCAGTCGGCTCTCTCTTGGATTCCATAACTCCGGAGTACATGACAGCTTACAACTGAATTGCGCCATCGTGTTGTTTACCGTTATTCGCCCCATTATCGGAGCCTTTCCGAATTTGTCAAGACCGCTCTTTTTCAGGTAGAGCAGCACCTTGAATTTTTCTACTTTCATACGCTTATTTTTTTAATGGCAAAATTACCTATTTTATAAGCGTCCTTTGATATGCAAAATGCTGACATATAGTGAATAATAGCTTCTGTGACAGATTCTTTATTGTTCAGTCCGTTACCTATTCGGTTCAGGTAACTGGACAACTAACACTCTGGTAACTGAACACCTGCAATATCCTGTCCATTTTTGCTTTCCCTTATCTCAGCAAAAAACGGAACTACTGCTCATATTCAACCGGTTACGTTTTTCTTTCTCATCCCTTCATCTGCTTGCTTCCTATATTCTGTTCCATACAGCGCGCCACACACATGCAACAATGATGCTGACACTGGGAGTAGATTTA